CATTGCCAGTTGGTGACGGTAGTAAATTTCGCATCAACGACCAATGTAACTTTTATCTATCCTTTAGTAATTGTGTTGTTATGAAATCTCTTAGCCCTCTAGCACGTGCTACAACCTTAACAACTTCCATAACACCACCATTACGGAGTGTTAAATAGAAGTGTTCTTGGTCGTTGATGCGGAATTTACTACCGTCACCAACTGGCAATGTAATTTGTGTGTCGGTAGATGTGATTGCTTTCGCTACCTTTGTACATCTGCCCCATACTTTAGTGTTTAACATTCGCTACACCCCGTATCGCATGTTCCTGTTGGTTGTTCAATTTCTTCATCGTACTGAGGTACTGCACAGCAACCAGTGCTATATTCAATACCGCCACAGCCTTCTTCGATTACTGGAGTGCTGTCTGCCACGATGGTTTGACATCCCGGAATGTATAAAAGCACGTGTGTGCAACATTCGCCATTTACATAGATGTCGCCTTCATAATAGCCTTTCGGCAGTGATTTGAACCCGTCACCCCAAGCGAAGCAAACGCCATTTTCTTGGTCTACTCTGTATGGAGTAATTTTAAGTAGAACTTTACAGAAACCTTTTCTGCGAATATCCATCCTTAAACAAGTTCTGATTGCTGGAATTGGACGACCATTACACCCCATTTGACGGAGTGAAAAGCAACGTTCAATTTCACCAGCTTGAATTTTAATTGTGTTAGATGCACAAGTTGTTGGCGGACACTTCTTCTCCTCACAAGGGTCACAAGGGTCGCAACATACTTCTTCATACTCCGGTGCGATTGGTAGACATTGATTTCTACAACATTTCGATTCCGGAGCGTTGCCAAATACTATAGCCATAATCGTCCTCTACCGCTTCTTCCAAGAAAGCTAGCTCCGATAATTCTACGGGCTTTGCCACCTGTCTTGTCTATTTTAGCTTGTTGTAACGCATTAAACCAGTTTGTTTGGAATAACGTTACTTGTCTCAATAGTGCGTCCTGTTCAGGTAACATTGCCAAACGTACTAATGTGCCGTATAAAATAGCTTGCATGTAGTCATCATAAATGAAATCAGGCACGTCACAGTCATCACGACCGATTGCCCACACATAATCCACACGCAGTTTTGTCGGTTTGTTACGTGGATTATTAAGAACGATAATAGGGTGTTCACCACGACGCAGTTCGATTGTGTAATCTGCTTCTTCACCTTGTACAAGTGGATTCCAGTTTTCTCTACCGCTGCATCGTAAAGGACTTTCCATCACCGATGTGACTTTTACAATTCTACGACAGTCAGGAACTTCTAACATGTAATCACCAACCTTCTCTTGTGTTTCGACATCTAGTGTGTCAGAAGCACAACGAGACTCTCGCATAAACTCTACGATAGTCTCTCTGATTGCGTGTTGAAGAATCTCTTGTGGAATGAACGGTGCGTAGGCGAGTACGAACGGTTCAAAATCTTCGATTGTTTTCATTATCTAACCTGCCGTGCTAATGCTTCCGCCCCACTGGATAACTGCAGTAATTGGATGGCTTTATTCCAATGGCTGTCACTGCGTTCTCTGTTGGCGTTATCTTCGATGTCTACACCCCATGCGTAATACAACATGAACTCAAACACTGCAGCTTCTGCATCTGCACCTAAGTCGATTGAGCTGTCCTCACTGGTAACATCAGGTGGCATGTAGCATGAAATCACAAGGGTAGCGTTAGTGCCAGCTGGTACTGGCGGGTCTACTACGATTTGACGAGGATTATCCTCGCTGTATTCGTAGCTTCTTAATTTGTATTCTGTATCGCCTTTAACCTTACCTTTACACACCGGTCTGCCGAGTGTAGGGTAATAGGTTAGTTTTGATTTTCTAGCAATGGTTTTTACCACGCCATTTTCATCTGCTAATCCCCATACTTTAATATCGGATTCGCATGAGGTGGGAACATCTTGTAATGCTCCCTCTACTAATTTTACTTCTGTTTTACGAGTGAACTTATCTCGCTTTGTGATGGCAACGATACTAATTGCACGTTTGAAATACGACAGCAAGTCCTCTTTTGTCCAATGAACATAGGACTCATCTTCATCGTAATCGGATAAGTATCTTGATACATCTTCAATTAGAGTTCTTGCTGTGATTGCCATTACTTATCTGCTCCGAACATAGCTTTTGCTGCTGCATGTACATCAATTCCACGCATATCGGCACGTTCTTCTTCGGTCAAGTTCATTCCACGTTGTTCCATGTTTAGGGATTCAGGTAGTGGAGCTTCATTAGGCATCATCAGTTTAGCTGATTTGCCTTCTGTTTTCTTGCGACGATTAGGTGCTGCGGTCATTGACGGTACGGTTTCACGATGCCCATCCATGATTACTTCTACATCTTCGATGGTTTCAAAATCTGTTGGAATTTGTACAGAGTCGCTACCATAGTGTTGGTCAGCTAACATTCTGCGTTCTTCCTGTTTACGATTCATTTCGTCAATCGCAAATTTTAAATCTGTTTGTGTGTAAACGAAACGACCTTTAAGGTGTTTAATTGATTCTGTTGTAAATGTAGGATTTGGGACTACATAGCCGCTTTCATCAACGAAGGCTAGGGGTTTACGATTTAATTGCATTTTTGTTTTCTCTTGTAGTTAATAAAAAGGCAGGGTCTAGCCCTGCCCTCGTACTTGGCTTATGCTGGTAAGCGTACACATTGTGGGTCCGGGTAAACAGTCTCACATGGAGCTTGGTAGCATGAACAACCGTGTTGGTCGTTATGGTTTTCTACCGATGCTGATACTGTGAAACATGCACCTGATAATGAACCCTCTTTAATCTTAATGGTGATGTCACCGTTAGATTGTAAGAACTCAGTTGAACGCAATACAGTGTAACCTTCTTTTGTTAAATCAACATCGAAGGTTTCAACTTCGCGGCTGTTAGCTTCAGCTAATGCTTTTTCTGCATCTGCCACAGCTTTTTTAGCTGCAGTTACAGCTGATTTTAAGCCAGCGTTTGTTGGGTCTGTATTAGCTTGAGCTTGTGCTTTCGCTAATTTATCTTTAGCATCTTTTACTTTGTCAGCTAATGCTGCTAAGTCTGCTGGAGCATCGCCTGCAACACCGTTTAAAATAACAGTGATTTTGCCTTCTGCTAATGCTTTTTTGTTATGTAACACGATGTTATTAACAAAAGAACCAGCTGCTAATAAGATAACACCTAACTCGTCACCTACTGGTAATACGCCTAAACCTTTTTGGCGATACCACATACGCATGTGCTCATGACCATCGTCATAGTAGAACTGCATTGTTTTGTGGCGAGTTTTTAAGTGAGCTGCATATTCAACGTGTTGGTCTGCTGGGTCTAAACCTGCATCCCACATTGCATCGCCTTGTGATGCTACGTTGCGTTTGTTACCACCAAGATAGATATTGTACTTAGCCATTGTCTAACTCCTTACTCGATTTCGATGGTTGCGTATAACACAGCTAATTTTTCAGGTGTTAATACATCGAAGTCATAAATGGTCAAACCACGCCAGTATTTATCGAAAGAACGTGGGTCTTTGTCGATTACTTCTTGGTTTGTTAATTGAGTGATGAAACCAACCGCTTCTTTGAAACCAGCTAAGATTAAGAACGTTTGTTTGTTCACTTGCGGGTCAAAGTACATAGGCATGTTGTTGGTGAAGTACACTTTGAAACCAGCAACATCTAAGAATTGTTGGCTTAAAAGAATTGCTTTACCAGTGCCTGCTGCACAAGCGTTGTTCAATAACGGATTTGTATAGAACAAGGTTTTCGCCATTGTAGGTAATACAACATAACGACCTTTCTCTGGAACGTTTTGCTCGTCAAGAACGGTAGATAAGTGAGACAATTTAGTTAAAATTGTTTCTTTGTTTAAGGCAACAGGCTGACCTAATTGACCTAAGTTGTATGCACCTGATTTGATACCAGCTTTGATACCTTTGTTGTAAGGGTCAGCTAGTAACGGAACTTCAGTTAAGATTTCACGGTCGATGTGTTGGCGTAACAATAATGTACTGTTTTCCATGAACTCATTAACATATTCTTTAATGTTACAAGTACGTTTTTCATCAACATATGAAAGTTTTAAGTTCCAGTATTTACCACGTTTAACAACCATGGTTTTTAACTCAGTGTTCAATGTTGAAACTTCTAAGTCTTGGTTGTTAATGTAATCGAAGATTTCACCCACTGGTGCTACGCGGAAAGTAACTTGGTCGCCACACTGTTTCAATTCAGCAGGGATAATATCCTGAGAGGTAATAGACCCTGCGATTGAGTCAGCGTAGAAGCGAGCTAAGAACGCTTTTGCATAGATAGGGGTGTTTAGTGCATTATACACTTGATAACCACTTGCTGACGGTAAAACGCCACCCGGTTTGTTTTGCATTTAATAACTCCTACGTTATCGGTTTGTGTTTACTCTACCCTCTACCATCGCGGCATTAAACTCATCTGTGATACGTTGATACTTATCCCATGAAAGTTTACCTGCTTGGAAGTTAGCGGTAGCTCGCTCGAAGTCCGACATCTTGAGCACTTTCTGTCCACGTGGTGCTGTAACAGGTTGCGTGGTCTGTGAACGACCAGGTGCAACTTGCTGTGTTTGTGGTTGAGAGCGTTGGCGTTTGCCTTTAAAGTCCTCAATCACTTCCACCACTTGCTTCATATTACCTGATTGTATACCGCTTTGTACTACTTGTGCAATAGTTACTGTACCGCCAGTATACGGAGCAGGTTGTTTTAAGTAACTTTGCCACTCATTAGAGAACGCAACTTCATCCAAATCCGGAACAGCTTTACGTAATTCGGTCTCAAACGCAAACTTTTGGTTTTGGTCGTTGATACCACGTTGTGCTTCCAGCTGACTGGTTACGCCATCTAATTTTTGTTGCAAAGGTACTACCGCACGTTGATACAAGTCATTAGCGACTCTACGTGCGATACTTTGAATGTATGGGTTTGCGTCCCCATAGTCGGCTTCAAATCTTTCATCTACAGCAAGCTCATCATCTGTATACGCCAGTGTTGGGCGATGCTGTTCAGCTGGCTGTTGCTGACCATACTCACGTTCGTAGTTAGCACGTACTGCATTCTCATACATTTCTGCACGAGCTTTCGTTGCTGCTAATTCACGTTCTAATGCAATTAATCGGTCCTCATTAGAGACCGTTGCATTTTGTGTTGGTTCAGCTTGAGCTGGCTGTGTTAGACCTGCGGGTGTTTCCTGTGGTAATTCATCTTCATCACCAGTTAAATATTCTGAAATATCAACTTCATCATCTTGAGGTTGTTCAGTACCTTTAGCTTGTTCTTCAGATGCAGGTTGGGAAAACTGCTGGTCTAAGAATTGGTCTAGTTCACTTTGTGTTTGGTCGAAGTCTGCCATTCGTTATTTCTCCAAATCGGCTTTTAGTTTTTTAAGGATTGATACGCGACCACGCAGAAACTCATTCGCTTCGCTGTTCTCGTACAATTCACGTTCGCGTTCTAATTCTTCTGAGAGATACTCTTGAAGAAGTCGAAACGCAGGAACTGTTTTCAGCATACGGACGATGCCGTCAATTTTTACTTGACTAGCCATATAATCTCCTATTCAACGCGTTTGTACACGGTCATGTCGATTAATGCTTGTTCGTCATCTGTGCCGTCATTTCTGAACTTATAAGTTCCGGGTAAGGTAATCTCTAAAGGATTATCCTTGCTTAAACTTAATTGAACTGGCTTACCATCTTTGATAACCTCAGTCCATAAGTAATCTTCCATACGTTTGTCGCAGTTTGCTGGAACACCGCGCATTAAGGTAAATGAAGAATCAGTTGTACCACGTAACATGGTAGCGACTAATTTCTGCCCTAACTCTAAGTGTGAAACTGCTGATTCATATTTACTCATCGATTCGCTCCAACTCGTCATCGAATAAAACACGTAGCACGGATTTAACCGCATTAACTGCGATACGGTTTTCTTCACTTGCTGTTGTATCTTCGTATGCATCACGGGTTAAATTTAACTCGCGAAGTAATACGTTCTTAATTTGTCCTGCATCAGCAGAAGAACGGAAGCGTCTAAATGCTCCAGCTTCTTGCTGTGAAACTTTAGTTTTTGCCATTATTAACATCCTCCTGCTTTATTAGCAATGATGGCTTGCACGTACTCAGGTGAAACTTCTTCAAAGATTACATCTACCCCAACAACAGCGTTGGCTAACATGGTCATCTTTGAACCCACAGAAATTTGGTACTCGCCCGGAGGAAGAATTGGGTCACATGCATCAATCGGAAAATCATGTAAGAATGTACTAATTGTACACCCATTTTGACATTTTACCACACGCTGAACACAAATATCTAATGGTGCTCCGCAAGGGTCCTCATGCATAAGGTGCAATACTGCCGTCTTTAACAAGGTAATATTCTGTGGTTCTGATTCCACCGAATGTGAATCCACAATAGCGACATCGAAGTGAAGCTGGTAACAACTCACTACATACCTCCCATTGGTGAATTAGGTGTTAGACTATTTTGGTTCGCTATTGCTTGACCTGCACTAGCGTTCCGACCGTCAATAGTACCACCTTGATACAGCGGGTTCAAACTTTGAATATCTTGCGTTACAGCAGACTGTAAATCAAAGTCAGGGAAAATTCCCTCGGTACTGATACCGCTAACCTTAAAGATTTGGTACAACAAGCGTTGAATTGCCGCTGGTGGAACAATCGGTTGTCCGGTGTTAGGGTCTACCACTTGCATGTATGAGCTCAATGATTGAAGTGCCCACTGTAGTTTAGACTCTTGCGATTCTTTTTCTACAATACCACTTACACCACGTGCGTGTACTCGGATGTCACCTTTAATGGTCTCGTCCATTGAATACATCAACTCATAGTCAATATAAGATTGAACAACTGGCTCAATGATATTTTCCTCGAGTACACGTAAAGCAAATTTAACTGATTTACTTGCTTGGTTTAATACCATTGCCACACCGCCCGATGTGCGTCCCAATGTACCAATATTTTCTGTCGAACCAAACGCCACACGTGGAATACCGATTGTCTCATAGCCATATTGCATGAAACGCTCGAATACATTTAACAGTTGGTGCGAAATATCAGGTACGGTGTAAAAGTTGTAGGCACGACCTTGCATACCAATCACGGATTTAACCTCGCGAATAGTATTAGGCATGATTACATTTACATCTTCATCGTCAATTACACGGTCGGATTCTACCTCACCCAATACACCTGATGCTAGTCCCATGTTACGTACCATTGCTACGATTGTTGCTGTACATACACGTTGTACATCACGTAGACGGGTAACTGGACACTCGCCCCAAAATGCTCCCGGGATTGGTTCAAATGATGCTACATAGAATGGACGCTGACCTGCTGGGTCAGGGTTTAACACCGCTTTAATCACGATGTCGTTAATTGTCCAAATCTCTGCTTCGTAAGAAATGTCAGGAGAGCCTACTTCAACACCGAACTCCTCGAGTAATTCGCCACGGATTGCCCCATAAAATCCCACACAGTCATAAAATCCTTGAGCGTCGTCCTCAAGTCCAATGGCATATTGGTCTGTGTCTACTTCAGGGTTATGGTCCTTGCCGTCCTCGCGTTCTTCGAGCCAGCCTGTCGGATGTTCCTTCAATACTTGACGGATTCCCTCGCCATCGAAGCCCGGTGCAGAGTAGTACCCCACTAATTCAGAACGTGAGCATTTGCGGATTTCCACAACATACTCTGCGTCTTGTACGGACTGTGCGTTTGGTGCTGGGTAGAAATCAAACGGAGAAATGTTTTCTACTGCGCGAATTAACTTACGCTCCACAACCATACGTTGTCCATTCCAACGCTTCCACGGTTTCATCACAACCGCAGGGGTTTTCATAATAGCAGCAGGATACACCACAAAGTTATATATAAAATCACCAAACTGGCGTAACCAATCAGCATCATGAAGTCTGTCCTGAATTAATGTATTCATTTTATCAGCGGCAATAGCAGATAACTTCTGCTGTTCTTGCATCGCTGCATTTTTAAGAGCTTGACCTTGTTCTGCCGCTGCTTGTTCAAGCATGTCAGAGGTCATCATCGGCATCTGTTGAAGTTGTGCCATCACCGCTTGCAGTACATTCTTAGTCTGTGCATCGTCTAAGTCTGCTTGCGGAGTTGCCTTAATGACAAATGGGCTCTCAATCGAGTTAGCAAATACATCACGAATGAGACCCACAATACCCTTAACAATAGGTGATGTGATGTTAAAGTTCACATCGATGTCAGGGTCAAGAGTTTCACAGGCGAGTAATTCCCCACGAACTTGGCGTAAACAATCTAACAGGATGTCGTACTGCTCGCGTTTCGTGTCTTTAGCAATCTCGAAGCGGTCACGGACATACTGCCCGAGTTCTTCTACTAATCTATCGTGTTTCTTACCCACCGTTCACCACCTTATTTGTGTGCTGGTGTTTTACCACGATTACTGCCTACTGGACAGCCGTGTGGTGGTCGTTTACCTTGACATGGCATACTACTTCTTCTCCTATTTTAAATAAATCTTGAATGTCGTCTTGAACTTCTGTTCGAGCTCGACTTACTCATACGGCTGCTAATATTAATACCTAATACCATATATTGCAATGCATCGGCTAAATCCGATGTCCAACCTTCGTGAGATTTTGTCGGTGTGTCACGAACAACATCATTCTTACCACGTACATTCTCATAAATGTAGTTGTATTTTAAAGCTTCAATTAAAAATTTGCAATTTTTTGTGATTTGCAGTAGAGGCTGCCCCATTGAGTCTAATTTTGTCAGTCTCTGTTTAACTGCTTCAATCCGTGGCTGCAACTTGTTCGTACCCGGACTCTCGATTGGAATACCATTCTTTAATAAGATGTCGTAAGGTGACACATCAACAGACTGAGCTTGTACGAGACCTGCAGGGTCTCCCCACGCCCCCTCGACCAAGTTATTAATGTATCTGCGTCTGAGTGTAGGCTTAATATGCTCAACAGTTAATGTCTCAATAGACATGTCCTCGCCCATCACCTCGTCTACTATAATAAGACGACCGCCTGCAGTCATAGTACCCACTAGACACACTGGCGTACGACCAAAGTCGAAGGATAAATATAGTGGAGCACCTGCTGGCACATTAAACTGGTCGATGACATGACGGCTCTCGTTGAACTCAGGGAATACTACTTTACCCGTCACCAAGTCCGCGAAGTCACCCTCCACATATGCCTTAATCTTCTGCTCCTCGCCACCGAGCATCGCATAATAATAGTTATACCCACCCGGCAGGTTTTCTATATTCTCTGCCATCGGGTTCGGGTCCCATGACCCATCAGGCTGTCTTAGTAGAGCGGGTGGCTGTCTGAATAACTCGAAATATGGACGACCCATGCGTTCAGACATCATCTTGAACTCATCATCCTTATCCCCGAGATACCATCTATATAACCAGTGATTTTTAAGCGGACCGTTCGTCGCCCCAAATAGTCCAACCCATGTTGCCTTACCAAATCTACCTGATGGATAACGCCCAAGACGACGGTCAATTGCAAATACCAACGACTCAGGGAACTCAGACAACTCATCGATGAACCCGAATGTCGGCTCACACCCCAACAACTTATTCTGAGACTTCTCATCGTCAAATGACAAGAACTCCACATCAAAGTGCACCTTAGTGCCATCATTTAACTCAAACCGTGCGTGAGCCATCATCGGGAAACTCCCCGTGCGGAATGTCATCAAGTTACCAACCATTGTCTTAAATGACGGTATAGTAGTCGAGCGTAACATTGAGTTAGTATTACGTGCCACAAGTGCACGAGAGTATCTCACGCCATCTGCTGCGGGCTCTTGCATAATAGCCTGTAACAGCAATGTCCATATAATTCCTGAGGTCTTAGCTGAGTTACCTGTACAGAACACCTTGCCATTGCGTCTTGCAACAAACATACCTGTAGATGTTGTGTAACAATATTTATACCCATCCTCGCTTGGAATATGCTCGTACTCAGCGGTTTTCATATTCACCCAACAGTTCTTACTGTTCACACCGACTGTCGCTCTATATGTGTCATTCCACTTTTCATTTTTAGCCTTCTCAACTGTAATAACAGAAGGAATACCGCAAGAGACAAATGCAAACTGGATAAAGTCCACATTCTTCTTATTATTAGAACAATAGTATGAACCTTTCTCACCGATGTTGCCATCCCACAATAAACTCTCGTGCGCCATCAGTGCTAGCTGTCTTTGACTTGCTCCATAGTATTTGGACAAGTCTTTATTCCACTCAGGGGGCACAAATCTAAATGTAACCTCGGTTGGTCGAGCTGGATAAATAGTCTCTGTGAACTCGATACCCGCCTCATTCAATAGCTGTCTGACACGTTCAACCTTTCTAGGCTTGCGTACCGTTACTGCTGCTTTACCCCAGTGTTTAGGTAAGTGCCCGTCTGCAGATAACATAATCTGTACTCTGAGCTCTGCATCTGTCAGTGGATATTCACCATCAGACTTATACTGGAATACTGCAGGAATTTTAGCATTACGCTTAGTTCCACCCTTAAATTGCTCAGCCAGCTCTGCTCCTGTAGCAATCTGCCAGTCACCGCCACGTGTCATAGCATAGTGCGTCTTATACCACACCTTGTGCTCATCACTCACCGCCATATCCATAGCGTATGTTGTGTAGAATCGGTGGAATCCTTCAGGGCATGGTAACTTAACATGCTCAGGTCTCTCAAAGCGTCCTTCGCCTGTAGCCGGGTCATAGACCATAATCTCCTGCGGAGCTTCTGAAATCTTCACCCAGCCCTCGCGTGTTAGCACCTCTGTGTCGCTAGATAAGCAACCTGCTGGACCAATAGTAAACTTAAGTCTTGCTGGACTCAGTGCCATTTTATGCAGTGTTGGGTACATATAATAGTTAAACCCAATGTCATTCTCCCCCATGACAGCCTGCTGCTCATCTACAGGGGCGTAGTTCTCACCCATCTCGCTGGCGTAGCCAATCTCATCACTGTGTGACGGGGCGTGATGACCCGACACCGCACCACGTACAATATCTTCATCACTTAACATCAATCACCTCAATCTCTTTCTTAATATCAGCCACACGTCTTAGTGGACGCTGCTCACCAGCGGGTAGCGGAGGAATAAGTCCACCGTTCTGCCCAAGATTAACATTAAGCACAAGACCGCTCGCTTGTGGTTTATTACTTTCTTCACCTGTGCCAAGGCGACCTGCATCAGCCACCCCTGCCACCTGCATCACAAGTTTAGCTGCATTAACTCTGTCATTATCACGCACGCCTGTCTTAATAATCTCGTGCAAGTCCTCCAACGACTTCTCAGCAATGAGACGAGCCTTCAACTGAATTAATGCGTTCGGTGATGCCTCAACTAACGCACGAATCTCCCTCATCTCTTTTTTAAACGAAGGGAGTTCAACAATTTCTTCAAATTCTTCCGCACTCACGTTGTGGGTATCACAAACCTCGACGACGCGACCCGGACCATATAAAATTAAATCTCGTACAAACTCTGAAATATGGATATGCTTATACATTCCATAAATCAGTTCTTCCGAATATTTTTGTTCATCATTCATTTAGGTTTCTCTCTATGGCATTTCAACAAGTACACAAAGGTAAAACTTTTAATCCCGGAGCAACATTCCCGGAATATTGTGAATTTGAGAACTGTGTGTTCTACGCTCAGTGCAAGTTCGAGAAAGGTTGCATCTTTAAAAACTGCCGCTTCTTAAAGTGCTGCCCTAAACATTATAGCAATAAAAATAGCGAAGTTAAGGAAGCCATCCTCGAAAATTGTTATCTTGAGTATATCACTGTTGATAAAGATAGCCTAGTGGTGAATTGTGAGAAGGGTGCACGTGCGATTGTAAAAGCCAAAGAAAATCCAGCACCGCAGCAAGTGGGCAACTCAGAGGACTTCTGCTTATGTTACTGTGTACAACCGACATGTAATAGAGGGGTGAGCATTGCTCCAGTGGAATCAGGCAAACCTGAGGTAAAAAAAGTGCTGAACGACTGCAACGAGCCTTGTGGCACTATTACAGGGTTCAGCAAATGATAAACAACATCCAATTTTACTAAGGAACGTAGTACGTGACTCGTCATACTACGCTTCCTATTATACTGTTATGCAAATGTTGTTGCAATAGCCTTGCATAAATTAATGAACCCATCATGGCTCATTGTCTTACGCGTGTTAGCAATGGCTTGGCACACGAGAATCAATTCTCCATTATGTCCTTGCATCGGCACAACGCCTGATGGTGAGGTGTCTAATGTTAGCTTAACTCGGTCAGGCAAATAGTAACAATAGCCATTCTGACGAGTGTAAGCTTCGCAGCATTGTTGAGTACCTGCAATCACACGCTCCTGACCACCAGTAAATAATGTGGTGAAGTGTTTAACCACTTCAATCGGGAGTTGGTGTGCCGCTGCAGTAATTTCAACAAAGGTATCATCCACTTTATTTGTGTTCGAGCGAGCTGCAATCTCACCTTTCTTTTGCAATGATTTAATTTTGTTTCTAATGTTATGGAAGCTACGCCCCATCTCAAGTGCAATATCTTTTGCTGAAAGATTAGCGTTCCATAGTTGAATGAGTCTTGCGACATCTTGGTCTGTAAATTTGGTAGGCATGATTTATTCCTCTTGTTTTGGTATGTGAGTAGTTTACCAGTGTTGGTGTGTAGTTGCAAGGGATATGTGGGTATGTAAAGAGGAAGATGCTGATGCATATTATATAAATATAATATGCATAAAAAAGTGCCCCGGTTTTCGGCTTCCGGGGCAATTTGGTATTAAAAGGAAATTCTCATGAAATAGTTTAAAGTCTAGAAAAGAGGCTTAAAACAGTTGTATTGTGGCACAGGTGGGGGATTTTGTCAAGCACTATTTTCAGGGCGGCAAACAGATACAGATGCGGATGCAGATGTATATTGTATAAATACAATAGACATATATAGAAGGGGGAGGGGGTAGTTTGGCGAGTTGGGATTTTTGGGAGTTGGGCGAGTTTGGACAGTAGGGGGGTGTGGGAGTTGGGCAGCAAATGAGTTATGGTGCGTAAGCAAGTGTTGGAGATATGCAGCTACAGTGTCAAGGTGCGTCGGTGTGGAGACACCTTTCACCTACCCGAAAAATTGACTCTATATCTAAAGGTGACCCCTTTTGATAGCAAAACCCCGACACACTTTAACACCAAAGTTCCCATAGGGGGGTATGTGCGTCGCTGCCAAACTCCCTAACTCCCCCGCCCGCCTGATAATAATATGCATTAGCCTTTCACTGCTTAACTCTTTCACTCTTAACGCTAACGATTCTTAACTGCTCTAATGTGTTGCTTGCCTTGCTCTTTGGTTGTACTATCATTAAAGCAGATTGAAATATTGTAAGCTTTTGCAACTTCACACCCTGACATTTTTTAATGCCTTGAAAATTTTCACTTGCCTTGCCACTCAAACGAGATTAATTCTTATTAGAGTGAATTTTGAAGTGCGATTATTGAGAATGGTAGACTTATTTTTTAAAATCTTAAATCTTTCTAAATCTATTATTAAGCTTTCTTGTAATATCTTATATTTTTATCTGTTGAGAATTATTCTCGATAGAGTGAATTTTGAAGTGCGATTATTGAGAATCGAAAAGTTAAGCCAATTGAGAATTGCTCTCAATAAAGTGAAAAAAGCGAAAAAAAAATGTTGCTTTTTTAACCAATTACGATTTTTTTTGTTGGTGTGCACTAACACATGATTTTTTGGAAAAATGTTAAAAATGCAGGTTGTAAAGATAAAGTTTTTAGATTTTAAAGTGTTGTTAGATACAATAATATAAAAAAAGCATAATAAAAAAGAGTTTCTAGTTATTTTATTTTGTAATTTTCTAAGATAAGTAAAAACTGAATTTTAAACCTTGCTTTTTGCAATTTTTCCCGACAACTTACACACCAACACACCTAAATGATAACTCTTCTCAATAAGCCTCACTTTCTAAAAAATCTTACTTCTTCATCACCTAAATGACAATAATTCTCAATTAGCCCTACCCTAAAATTCACATTAGAAAAACTAATATGAAAACGTTCACATTAGAATTTTTAGCCCTAGAAAATCTAATTTATAATTTCAGCTTGTCTTTAATCCTTGCAAATGTTCCCTTGCATTTTATAGCTTGCCTTTCTATTTAGTCAGTGTAAATGCAAAGTAAACCAGCGTAAAAGCCTTTTGTATTTGCACACGCTGGCAAATGCACACGCTGGCAAATGCACACGCTGGCAAATGCACACGCTGGCAAATGCACACGCTGGCAATATCCTATTGCCAGCGTGTGCATTTGCCAGCGTGTGCATTTGCCAGCGTGTGCATTTGCC